GCTCTAACTGTCAGATCGAAGTGTCTAAAGAAGAGTTAGGTTGGGCTCAGGGTGATATCCGTCCTGACTATTAACATCTAAAAATATCTCAATTTGATCGTAAAGATCGTCTAGGCTGGAATCATTTTCAAGTATGGTGTCAAACTCTTGGCCTACCCAAGAATACTCACTAGGATGTACCTTATATTCTTCTATCAGCCTGCCCTTGCTTAGTGCCCAACCAATGTTCTGCTTGGGTCCTTTGTTGTACTGCTCGGCAAATTCGTACCATTCAGGTTCAGGGCCACGTTTAACCCGTATAACCATCCCACCCGCTTGACGTATTGCTTTGAGTTCATTTGGAAAACGACAGTCAGTGATCACTATGTCATCTGTTGACTTTGCTAGCCTGTTTTCTAAACTAGCGATCCACATGTCGTCATGGAATTGTTGACGCACAACGTCCGTACCAAAGTATTGTAATACCCATCTAGGAGTAAGATTAGGTATGCCCAAACGGTCAGCCCACCAAGCATCTACCTGCTCGCGCCATTCTCTGCTAGATTTTGAGCGACCTTCTAGCATGTCACGGTCCCAATTGAACATAGATGCCACTGTGTCTTTAAGACTGTTAGCAAAAGACTCACGTCTGTATTCATGATTATTAACTAGATAGTCAGCAATGGTGTCCTTACCACTGCCCATGAAACCGCAGATACCTATGATTTTTGACATTTGAAACCCTTTAGTTATTGATAATTATATTGTAAAACAATAAAACTTACAGGTCAATGAGACGTTAACCAATTATCCATGTTAATGGTGTTCCGCCATCCACATAGTTCTTGATGTCTTCATCTAATTTGTCTAACAGTGCCTGACCTTCTGCTTTAAGTGCAGTACCATTTAGTGTTGTTCCGCCTTGTGGGCCTGCAATGGTGGCAAATTTTTCACGTGCCTGGCCAATGGATATCATCACCAGAGCGTAGGCATAGTCTTGGATCCACGGAAATGCTGTGTGATCACTTAACAACATCTGATCTGGCTTGTAGTTGTCAATGTGTAGTAGCACACTTTCTGCTTGAGTTGTGTCGTAGTTTGTTTGTTGGAATGGAACTTTACGCACTATTGTTAACTTATGAGTGGTCTTGTTCCAGTGATAATTCATATAGCCACCAAACATCTTCATGGCTAGTTCTTGATAACTGGTAAACAATTGATAATTTGTTAATCCACCAACACGTCCTGATACCAACATATAAGTATTTAGGTATCCTGAGGCAAATGGTTCAAATTGGCTCGCTGTGGTTCCAGACACACTGCCAATACCTCTACGGTATATGGCCTTGATATTCATTATTTCACTCGGTAGAATGTATTCCTGAGTTTCAGGTAGTAGGTCTAAGAACGCATAACTTTCCTCTACACTATTAGAACTGCGTTGACGATAACGAATGAGGGCTTGCTTGATGCCCATGTCAAAGTGCTCTTTATCAGCTTCGACGTCAATTATTCCATCACCCAAGCGTAGTCGAATGTAATCTGTAATATCGTTACGCTGTTTGTCTGCTGTTTCTAGTGCGGTGGAGTCAAATGCTATATGACCTGTACCTGTGCCGGTGTTGGCATCAAATAGACTGTCAGTGATAACGCTATTACTAGCGGTTAAGTTTCCTGTTGCTGTGGCCATTTAAATTATCCTATTACTATGTGTATTTATACTTTTTCGCAGGATAATTTTGGCTTTAGCCATCTTGAGGGGTATTAGATAACTTTTAATAGGATCGTATCAGAATTAATACGTCCACTGAGTTTAATTTCTGTAGTTTTGATGTTTTCTAAGAACTTACGTAGTTCTATCTTGTTTGCACCTAAAAATTCTTTTAATTGCTGTTCAGGCTTACGTAGAGTTTTTTGTGTGCTGTTAGACTCTGAGTATCCAATTATCGTTGTTCCTTTAACATCTAACGTGTTTGTGTGTGCGTCAGCAACATACTTGCCCAGTTTACGGCTTTTAACATTGTAAACCCATAAGATCTGGCTACCGATGATATCAACTGGGTTCACGCTGACCAACTTAAGAACAGGATCTTGTTTAAGATATTTCAATTTTTTGACTAGTTTTTCTTTTTGCGGCGGTTTACGCACCGCGGCTTTTTTAGTTGCTCGTTTGGTTTGATTGTACGCAGTCAGATCACTAAACAATGCTTCATAAAATGCGTCATACCTTTTGTAGTCACTGGCTTTAAGATGGCTATATGCTTCTTTTAGTTGCTCACACTCTCCTTTGCGTGCTTCAATGATTTCTGTGTGGTGTTTTTCAAACACTGTTTGAATTTTACCAATAATAGCCTGAGGTACATTGTACTTAACCAGATAATCATAGGCTTTTGGATCCACAGATTCACCAGTGTATAATAAATCTTCTAACACTTCAAAATATAAAATGTGTTTCTTGGCCAATTCATTTAAACGATCCTGAATTGTTGGGACTTTGACTCCTGGTTTGGACTTCTCCTGTTTTACTTCTTCTTCATCTTTTTCTGATTTGTCTAATATTCTTTGGAGCTCGTTGTTGATATACGTGGTATAAGGCTTGGGAGATCCCATTGTTCCTGGAGAATTCTCCCAATAGGCGATGTATGCTGGGTGTACATCAGGAATTCCCAGGTCTAATAGTCGGCACAATCCGCCCAAAATATGATTAAATTGTCCGTCAGCATGTCTGGCCAACTGCTTGGCAAAAGGTTTCCATCGTTCATTGTTGTTGACCCAATGCAAGGTCCATTTCTTATACTGTGCAGACGTGCAATCAATACGATAAAAGTCCAAGGCCACCCGTTGATGCCTTGCAAATCTTTCACCGTCCATGGAACTTGGGTTATCCCATTTGGGCTCCAGGGCGTTACCTAATCTATCTTTGACTACTCCCTTGGTTTTCACCCTCGTTTTAACACCATTAACTTTGATTGCCATGTCTATTTTCCTTGTGTCACTGTTTCATCTGGAACAATACTACTTTTCCATGTTTCGTCTGATCTAGATTTGTTCACATATCCCCCTGGTGGTGGAGCATCTATATCGTAGACTTCTTTTATTTTTACTGTTGCCACTGGCACGTCAGAGATCACATTATAGACCACGGTGATCAATGCTATCGAGAGAACTAAGATATGTAGTTCATTTCGATACTGATTTTTTAGATAATTCATCTTGTCGACGCTCGTGTTTATATAAGGCTTTAAGGTACCACCTATATTTTTTAAAATAGTGCTCAGGTGTTTCATCCGTTATTCTATGTTCCCAGTCAAATATTTCATCTTTATACTCGTACCATTTTTCTGTTAACCAGCGTTTAAATGTAGTAGATTTCTTTGACATAGCATATATTATATTGATAAATGTTAAGAAGGTCAACCACCCAATAAGGTAGCGAACGTGATCATTTGCTCATAATTTGCAATTTCTTTATTAATTTTACTCAACATCTCGATATGTTTTTTTGTTTGTTTACCATATCGACGACAGTTGACTTCTTCTATACTTAGTTCGTTGATCATAAAACCTATATTTTGGCTAATTTTAACCATCTCATCGCTGTACTTGCCTGTACGTCTTGCTGTTTGCTCTAACCGCATCTGCACCTGATTCCATTCCAAACTATAATTAATTTCAGCCATATCATAAGTATAACATCATTTTGGTCGGTTGTCAATATCGATAAATACATAATAATTAGGATAATGTAATGCCACGATTAAGTCTATGGCGAGATAAGAAGGGAAATGATTATAAATTCTTTGATCGTCGAATAAGTGAAATGTTCACCGTGGGCGGTACTGACATACACGTTCACAAATATCTAGGACCCATTGAGCAAACCAGTGGAACGTCGCCTACTGAGCCCGGGCTAACTGGCATAACATCTATTCAAGATTTATTATTCTTAGAAAATCGCGATCGCAAGTATGACACCAGTATATATACCATGCGTGGCCTATATCGTGTCAATGATAATGATTTTGACCTACAACAGTTTGGCCTATTCCTAACCGGTGATACCATATTCATGGTGTTCCATTTAAATGACATGGTAGAGACCATGGGGCGTAAACTAATGGTGGGTGATGTGCTTGAATTGCCTCACCTAAAGGATTACTATCCATTAGATGATAGCATGCCCGTGGCACTTAAACGCTACTATGTGGTACAAGATGCCAACAGAGCGGCTGAGGGATTTGCCCCAACTTGGTACCCACACTTATGGCGTGTTAAACTAAATCCTCTAGTAGACAGTCAGGAATACAAGGACATCATTGATAAGATTGCCGCAGGCGATGGCACGACTGATACGATTGCAGATGTTCTTAGCACTTATGACAAACTAATAGATATCAATGATGCAGTTGTTCAACGTGCCGAGGAAGAGGTTCCAGCCAGTGGGTATGATACCAGCTCATTGTACACTGCACCCATAAATGACAATAATTTACCTGGTGATGCTACCGGTGCTACTCCTAGTGCGGCTCCGGCACGAGAACAGAAAATCCAAGGATATTTAACAGGTAATGGAGTTCCTCCAAATGGCACTGCGGTCAGTGCTGGTATTGCTTTCCCAAGTTCACCAACCTTGGGTGACTTTTATCTTAGATTGGATTATATGCCCAACAGACTATTCCGTTATGATGGTTCTCGTTGGATTAAAGTAGAGGATAATGTGAGAACAAGCCTTACGCCTGGTGTTCAAAATACCACACAACGCAGTGGTTTCGTTAATAATTCACGTGCTTCATACAAAGACGCACTGGGTTGGGACGCAATTAAGGTTGCTAATGTTTACACTCCGGCGGCCAATGCACACACAGTTTCGTTTACATTAAGTAATGTCAGTCCATACGGTACCGTGGTTACTAAGACAAATTATATCAGTACCTATGGTGTTAGATCAACTCTCAATGGTACATCAATAACCAATACGACAGCAAACTCCAGTGGTAATCTATCATTTACTGTGACTAATACATTAACTGTAGGTGATATACTTGAATATACGGTCTATGCCAATGTGACTTATGAAAAACAAAGTCTCAGTGACGCATTAAGACCCACAGCGGATAACTAATTATGGCGGCACTTCAGAGTTTT